GTTATCATGGAAGCCTTTGCTGCTGGACTCGGTGTAGTAATCAGTGAGTTTGCAAAGGCAAACTTGGATCTAGATAAAGAGTTCATCACAGTCATACCAGAGAAAAAGATTAAAGACATTGAATATGTTGAAGGTCAGATCATAAGAAATAGAGAATACTCTATCAAACATCGAGATGAGATACGTGAGTATGCAAAACAATTTGATTGGAAGAATGTCTTACAGAAGTATTACATACCATCAATTGAAAAACTAATTGCGAATCAACCAAAACCAGAGGTGCCTGTGTATTCTGGTGAAAAGAATAAGGCTGTATATAAGTTAAAGAATTTTGGCCCTTTGTATTACATCAATCTCGATGGACAACCAGAGAGAGACACTGCGATGCAGTCAATGTGTAATTACTGGGAATTAAATCCAACTCGTATATCTGCCTTTGATGGTCGTCACGGTGATTTGAATCATATACTTGAAGGTAATCATGATATTGGTATCACGCCAGGTGAAGTAGGATGTGTGACATCACATCTCAAAGCAATCAAACAGTGGTATGAAACAACAGATACACCTTATGCAATCTTTGCTGAGGATGATGTGAGTTTCGATACTGCTCGATTCTGGAATTTTACGTGGGAGGATTTCGTAAGTAAACTTCCATATGACTGGGATGTGGTTCAACTTGCAATCATCAATCCAGGCGTGGTGTACGCTCACATGCACGCTCGTTGGGTCAATGATTTTTCAACTGCATGTTATATGATCACAAGACATCATGCTAAGAAACTGATTGATCATCATTGTGTGGGTGATAAGTTTCGTCTTGATCAAGGTGTAAAACCTAGACCAGTCGCTGATGATCTAATCTATAATTGTGGTCGCACATACGCTATACCACTCTTTCATTATAAGATTGAACTTGGTTCATCTATACATCCAGATCACATTGAGGTCTTTCATAAGGGAAGTCACAAAGGAATACTAGATCATTGGAGAGAGTCTCTTGCACAGATGGAGGATCAATCTGCTCTGTTTGAATATGATCCATATCTAGGTCGCATTCCACCCGAATGTCAGGATAAGTAAACTGTCACAAGCCCCCTTGACTGATCCCGAAGACAATGTTAGTATAAATAAAACTGATACAAAGGACTCGAAAGAATCGTAACCCTGCGTTGATGCAAACAGTACCCCATGTCGGGGGTGCTACCATCCGCAGGATTTTTTTTATTCTTGCGAGATACTTTAAACAAAAATGTCAATCAAATCAACAATCGCAGCTGTAGCTGCCTCTCCATTCTTATTCGCTGGTGCTGCTTTTGCTGGCCCGTACGTTAATATAGAAAGTAACCTATCATATCCAGATGGTGATTACTCTGGAGCGACTACAGATCTTCACATTGGCTATGAAGGAACAACTGGAACAGATGGTAAGATCTCTTACTATGTACAGGGTGGCCCTTCTCTAGCTCACACTGAGTCAACTGATGATACAGAGACAGAATTCTCTGGTAAGGTTGGTGCTGGTGTACCTGTAAACGAAGATCTTGGTGTATATGCTGAGTTATCTGGTGCTACTAATGGTGAAGACTCTGCTGGAGACACCGTTATCGACTGGGGTGCTAAACTTGGTGCTAAGTTCGTATTCTAAATAGATACGTCCATAAAATAGACGAAGGCCTCTGCAATATTGCAGAGGTCTTTTTTTATACTATAATAGTTCTATGAAAAAAGAAACAGTAGGTGAAGTCATAGGTCATCCGCTATGGATGTTACCAGTCATGTTAATAGGAATCTTAGCATTGATTGAAGGTCTTCATACCTCAGCACATTTACATCAAAAACTAGATGTTCATGGAATCTGCAGACAAAACAAAGAGTACATAGAAATGATGGAGAATGATTTATGATGACGAAGCGTAAACGCATCGGTGTCATGTGCTCAGGCAAGGGTACAAACTTTGAAAACATAGTAATGACATGTAATAAGCATGAGGTAGTGCTTATGATACATGATAAAAAAGAGTGTGGAGCATCAAGAAGAGCAGAGAAGTATGGAATTCCACATGTAAGAGTAAAACACAACAGAGAAGACCAGATGATAGCACTCTTTAAGTCATGGAGAGTAGATCTAATAGTGCTAGCTGGGTATATGAGAATACTGAAGAGACCTCTAGACTTTCATTGTCCTATTATTAATGTACATCCATCACTACTACCAAAGTATAAAGGGTTACATGCAGTTGAACAGGCTTTGGATAGTGGTGACACAGTAACAGGATGCACAGTTCATTACGTGAATGAAGAGTTGGATGGTGGCCAGATTATCAAACAGTCAGAAGTACCCATTCTTCCTGACGATACTGTAGAGACATTAACTAGAAGAATTCAACTAATGGAGTATGTCATAGTGCCTCAAGTAATAGATAATTATCAGGTAGAATATTAAGATAAGATAAAATTATATGATAAATAAAGTATTATTACCCATGTTCGGACATCCGAATGTAAAGAAACTTTACAAAATTTAAACTTTTATATATAATAATGTTACATAAGTTAATAATTCAATGACTGTTATCACTGAATATGGCAAACAAAATATGTTTGCAACTGAATCAAAAACTAGATTAGTTGAAAACTATGAAGGTTATGGTCTAAACGCTGAGAAAACTAATGGTCGTTGGGCGATGATCGGTATGGTTGCACTTTTCTTTTCATATGCAACAACAGGTCAAATCATTCCAGGCATATTCTAATGGATTATTCACACCCTTATTGGAAATATGCGGAGAAGGTCAATGGTCGCCTTGCTATGCTTGGTCTTATCATAGCGACAGTCAATTACGGACTATTCGGATGGATTTTACCACCGTTCTTTTAATTTTATATCAACTACAAAACAATTCACGGAGAAAAAAAATGACACCAGAAGCAGAAAAGTTTAATGGTTGGGCAGCAATGCTTGGATTCGTTGCAGCAGTAGGTGCATATGCAACAACAGGAAACATCATCCCTGGCATATTCTAATGAATAACAAGGACATCTTTCAAAGGGCCATTGGCCGTCCAGCAATGATGGGATTCATATTCCTATGCGGAACCTATTTGGTAACAGGTCAACTTATTCCAGGCGTAGTATAATGGACATTCAAAAACACAATCCTAGTGAAGAAAAAGTTGTTGCTGAACGTATTAACGGTCAGGCTGCAATCATAGGATGTATCGCACTGATAGGTGCATATGCAACAACTGGGCAAATCATCCCAGGCTTCGTATGAATGTCGCAGAAATTACACCCTTTCAGGCAATCCTATGGTGTTTTTACCCCATAGGTGCCTTGGTGTTTTTAGAACTATTTCTACGTGCTGTTAATGACGACGACGATGATGATGAAGGTGGCGGCATAATGATGCCTGCATATCAACGTAGTTAATTAATTTAAAAAAAATGTATCAAACAATTTTTATTTCAATCATTGGTGCTTACATTGCTCTCGGTGATGTGCTGTTGCCAGTTGTGTATAGTTAGGTTACAATGCCTAAATAGTTGGCACATAATGATATAATTATGGCTGACGAAATTAAAACAGAAGAAATTAAAACAGAAGAAAAAACAAAAGAGGAACCAAAGAAAAAAGGTTTCTTTGGCAAATTAAAAGATCATGCAGAGGATAAGGAGGAACAGATGATGATCCTTAGTACATTTGTACGCCTCGGCATTCTCTGCTGGAGTGGAGCTATACTCACTCTTGCGTACGTCGATTTGCCTGAGGCTTTCAAAATGCCGAAACAGGATCTGGATCCGACTTTTATAGCTTCAGTTTTTACAGGCGTGCTGGCGACCTTTGGCGTCCAGACCTCTAAAAAGGGTGCAGTCAATGGCGGTGGTGGTGGCGTAAGTAAGAGTGATATGGAGAAGTTAATTGCAGCAGCATCACAAACTGCACCTGCACAAACTATTCGTATCGAACAAGCACCAGTACAGATTGTGCCTAATAAAATAGATTAATTAATTATCATGAACAAATGGATTGGAATTAGTTTGGGAACTATTCTAGGAGTCTCCCACATTGGTATGATAGGTTTACTTGCAACAAGAAATACTAGTAAACTACCAACATTAAACATACCAGTTGGTGATTATACAACGTATAACGCTGAAGTGACAGAGGGCGGATACAAGATTGCGTATAAAGGTAATGATCCCAAAATTATGACCACTGTTGAAGAGGTCAAGAAGAAAGGTGGCTTTCTGGGATTTGCTGATGACACGACTTCTAGAGTTGTCGAGTACACAATGGACGGTGCGGCACATCATGGTGGCCCAGTCTCTACCAGAACATCATGGATTGATCCGTCTGCTCAAAGAATGGGATCGGGAGGAATCCCAAGTGACAAAACAGTCGCCTGCATTGAAGCAGTCGGTGGAGGAAAACAAACAGGACGTTTGGTTGGCACTAGCATTGGTGCTGCTGCCGCTCCTAGTGTTTCTGGGATTCCTTTTGTTGGCTGGTTGGCTGCTGGTTGGGTAGCGATGTTTGGTGGTAATCAGGGTGCTGAGATTGGTGGAAACATGGTACAGGATTTGAATAAGAACTGTTAGTGAGTCCACATATTCATGCGTAATTATACCCATGTGTTATAATAAATATTATTAGTACTGGGATTGAAAAATCATGCCCCTGACTCAACAGAATCATTACACAGTCGGTTATCACGACATCGAACAACATCATTATGAGATATGTGAATACGCAATGAGTGCATACGAAGCAATACAGCACAGCAAAGAGGATGTTTCCTATCTAAAGGAGCATCCTCATTTTGTTGATTACTGTAAAAATAATTCAGAGATTGATAACATTTCTTATCTTATGGCTTCTGGCATACCAATGGGACGTTAGATATGAAAAATTTACCACTCAAATCTGCAACAATATTGTTTGCAACTGTTTCTATTGCGGTTGCTGTTGGTATTAATTATGCATATGTAACATAAATATCTAGGAAACTCATATGAGATTCATATGAAACGTAAAATCAATATCGGATCATCAATAGTTCTTCCAAGTTTTGTACTATGGTTCATTCTTGGATCATGGGTGGGTGTTATCTTTATGATTATCATGACATTAATTACGGATAGGTATTGACTCCTATATAATATTGGTAAATACAATATATTACTTTATGTTATCGACACAATACCGCCTGCGATTAGAGGCAATTTGTAAAGATATTGCCTCTGGATCTGAAGTCTCATTAGAAGACATGATATGGGCAAATAAAATATCAAAAGCAAATACAAGCGCAAGAGGTATGTTGAACAAAGCGAGAAGACTTGCAACAAATCCTGATGATTCTTTTTTAAATAACTTGAATATAGGAGACCCCGATTCAAGTAATCATGTCAAGGGGTTTGAATCACCAGAGGATATTGTAGACTGGTTCCATCAAGATAGATCAGATGATTGGAGACAACGTGATTGAAAAAGGTGACAAAATAGTGCAGATGCTTCTATTAAATTCTCATGAAGCAGATCACTTATATAGAAAGAAAAACGGCACGTACTATTGGTGTCATCACAGAAAGAGTGGTGACACTTTTTCTGTGCCTGAAATGCAGATGGAAATGTTTCCACCTGAACCACCTAAGTCTAATCCACCAACAGAAGAACAAATTGCTCGTGCTCCACATCTTAATATGTTAGAGAAATATTATGGTAAGGATTGGAAACCTAAACCAGTTGAGGGATTGGAGGATCATTACTAATGAAGGGTTATACTAAAGAAGATATTAAAAGAATCTTAGGAACTTCTTGGCCTACCATACCTGAAGGTTATGAGACTGGTAATCAGAGAAGAAGGAGAATAGGTAATGAGATGAGAGCAGGAATAAGACCTTATCCTAAGTACCCATCAGCAGAATCAAGGGCTAAGTTGCCTAACTTTGATGAGAATGGAAAATATATCTATCCAGAAGGGTCTGGATTTAGTTATGTTCAATGGTTAAAAGATCACCCTAACTCAACAGA